GAACCAGAAGGACCAGACCAGGACGGTCAAGATGGTGTTAACAAGGCACACGGAGATGTAGACGACGACGGTGATCATGATATGGATGACCACGACGCAGAAAAAGAAAAAGCCGAAGAAGAATGGGATAATTCTCCAAGCGATCCTAACAGTGCTCCTCCATTTGACAGCAACAAGATGAGTAATCAAGACCCTGCCGGACATCCTGGAGGCGGTGATAGAATGGATGGCGATCGTCCAAAAGCATTTGCCACAATGGAAGATAGGTTAATGTGGGAATACAAAAATTTTATAAAAGAATAAACGTCCAGGGCATAGCCGTCAAATAGCCTCTAAGGAGGCTATTTTTTTCAGTAAATAAAAATATGGGATCAAAAAATATTGATAATAAGCTAGTAAAAGCTGCACACAGTACGCAGAAGTTTACTAATGACCAAATTGAAGATTTATTAAAATGTGCTGACCTTCATGAAGGCCCTCATTATTTTCTAAACAAGTTTTTCTACATACAACATCCTGTTAAAGGTAAGTTACGTTATGAAGCTTTTGACTATCAAAAAAGATTAGTAGATAGTTATCATCAACATAGATTCAATGTAAATTTATTACCCCGCCAAACTGGAAAAACAACTACAGCAGCAGGTTATTTGTTGTGGTATGCTATGTTTATACCAGATAGTACAATTCTTGTAGCAGCACACAAATATACAGGTGCTCAAGAGATTATGCAGCGTATTAGATATGCCTATGAATTATGCCCTGATCATATCCGCTGCGGTGTTACCAGTTATAACAAACAAAGTCTAGAATTTGATAATGGATCACGAATAGTTGCTCAAACGACTACAGAAACAACTGGTCGTGGTATGAGCTTGTCATTGCTATATGCTGATGAGTTTGCCTTCGTGGAACCAGGTATCGCTACAGAATTTTGGACTTCAATTTCACCTACACTTGCCACTGGTGGTAAAGCTATCATTACATCTACTCCTAACTCAGACGAAGATCAATTCGCTTTAATTTGGAAAGAAGCAAACATGCGATTTGATGAATTTGGCAACCAACAAGAATTAGGAAGAAACGGTTTCTTTCCATTTAGAGCACACTGGACTGAACATCCTGATAGAGATGAAAAATGGGCGAATGCAGAACGTAGTAGAATTGGTGAAGAAAGATTTCGTCGCGAACACGATTGCGAGTTCTTGGTATTTGATGAAACACTTATTAACAGTATTAAATTGGCAGAATTAGAAGGTAAAGAACCTATAATGAAAATGGGCCAAGCTAGGTGGTACAAAAAAGTAAATGTTAAAAATACCTATATAGTAGCTCTTGACCCTAGTTTAGGTACAGGAGGAGACTATGCTGCTATACAAATAATAGAGTTACCTAGTTTTGACCAGGTTTGCGAATGGCATCATAACCTTACTCCTATACAAGGACAGGTTAGAATATTAAGAGATTTATGTAATTTTATAGCAGAAAAATTTAACCATATAGGAATACCGCCTAACATTTATTACAGTATAGAAAATAATACAGTTGGAGAAGCCGCTTTAGTTGCCATAAATGAAATAGGAGAGGAAAGCATACCTGGATTATTCCTCAGTGAGCCTATTAAAAAAGGACATGTCCGAAGATTTAGGAAAGGTTTTAATACCACTCATTCAAGTAAAATTAGCACCTGTGCTAAGTTAAAACACCTAATAGAAAGCAATCGCCTTGCTGTAAATTCTAAACCGTTAGTTAGTGAATTAAAAACATATGTAGCAAAAGGTATCAGTTTTGAAGCTAAAGAAACAGCACACGATGATTTGGTCAGCGGTATGTTATTAGCAATTAGAATGAGCATGTTATTACAGGATTGGGATCCAGCAATTTACGATAAACTTAGAGAAGAAAGAGAAGATGAATGGGAAATGCCTCTGCCTATATACATAAGCAACTTCTAATAAATAACAATTATGAAAGCTATTCAAATAATCAGTCAAGATCTTTTCGATAAAATCCGTTCTAGATTTAGTAATTTAGAAATGGGCGATGAAACTGGAGCAGTTACAATTGACCCTGCTGAAGCAAGGTTTTTTGATTTTGACTTTATTAAAGAAGGAATAGATTTAGGCCGTGTTAGTATCAGTCTTGCTGACCTAGGATCATTAAAAGTTTATTACAGTCAAGGTATTACTGAAGGACAAGATAAACAAGCTAAAACTATTTGGTACAGTTTTTTAAAAGAAATGCGTATGTTTGCCATGCGTAGATTACTAAGGTTTGATACTAGAGATATCGCAAAAAATTATCTAGATAAAAATGATTTCCAACATCTTGCTACAACTACAGCACCCAAGGAAGATGACATGACTTTACAAATGAATGAATCACGTTGGACTGAAAAAAGTTCAACAAAAACCAGCAGAGCAGTTAGAGGAACTACCGAAGTTATTATTAGACATCATCGTCCAGTTGATGAAACATACGCAGGTAGTCGTAGCCAACGTAAAAACATCAAGGCAATTTTCGTACAAAACAAAGATGGAGAAAGATTTAAATATCCTTTTATTCATCCCGCAGGCGCATTTGCTATGGCACAACATGTTGATCACGGAGGAGTTCCTCACGATCCGGCAGGCAAGGCAATTATACGCATGAGTGAACAGATAGCACAGTTACAGGAATTTCAACGTAAAGTTCAACACCAGACACTACATGATGACGCTACCGGCATTACAGAGAGGGCCGTAGGCCGTTTACACGAATTAAAATCCATGATAGAGGCACTGAGCAAACGTCATCATTATGAGGCATGGGTAGCAGAATTCGCAGAGACAGAACAGCCCATGGTTGCTGAACTAGATCCAGTGACCATGGAAACATATAAACAGGCATTTACACAAACAGCATTCAACGAAGAACTTGCAAGTTTATTTCCATTGATACATAGTATTATGCAAGAAAAAGTTGACCTTGAAGAGTATGTAGAAGGCCAAAACAATGAAGAAATACTCGGAACATTAGCAGGAGGCGCATTAGGAGCAGCAGTTGGAGGTCCTTTAGGCGCTTTAACAGGCGCAGCAGCAGGCGATAGTTTAACGGATCCTGATGCAGACGAAGTTGAAGATAAAAAAGAAGCATTTTCTAAGTTTGAAGATTGGGCAAACGCACTAGAAGAAGGCACACTAACACCAGATCAAATAGAATCATTAAAATTAGAATTAGACAGTATGGCACAGTCTGGGCAAAAATTAGATTTTGAAACGGCATATGAATTTTTCCAACAATTCGGTTTAGATGATCCACAACTAGAAAAAGATTTTAAAGCACAGGCAGACCTAGATGCAAGCGTAGATCCATTAAAAACTTTCAAGGACTGGGCCACAGACGCATATCCAGATTTATTAGGACCATTGAGCGCATTGTTGCCGCAAGATGAACAGCCTTCTGCTCCTCCGCCTGCTCCTCCGCCTGCAGAACAACCTACAGCAGAAAATGACGATCATCAATGGACTAATAATTCAATGAGTAACGTAAGCGAAAATAAAAACATGGATGAAGTTTATCATCGCGTGGCCGAAATGGTTAAAAGTAGATTCAATAGTGACAATCCTAATGTTGGTCCATTTAATGGGCAAGAAGGTATTCTATTAGATGTAGAAAAAGAAATTAAAGAAAAATACGGGGAAGAAGTAGGTATCCATGCTCGCACAGTAGCAGAAAAATTTATGGAACGCTTAACACAGAAATGGGCAGCAAAACATAAGCCAACTCTAATGGGTGAAAAGGGTACGGAAGAAGGCATGGATGAAAAACCTGAAGAAGGCAACGCTTATGGTCAAGCAGTTCAAAATACACCACCTGGGCAAGAAATTAAAATACATGGTAAAGGCACTGGTGATATAAAGAGAGAAAGTGTTTATGATGAGTTAGCTAGAATACGTAAGCTATCTGGTATGTAGTACACAATATTTAATCACGTATGGATATAGAATTTATATCGTTATTCAAACTCGGAGTAGGTCCTGTTTTAGTTAGGTTTGATGATATAATTACAATGGAACTTACTCCTCTAAACTATACAAGGATTGAATTTGGGTATGGGGAACATTTAATCGTAGAACAAACACCCCATGAAATATTACAAATAATTAGAGACGCTAAACTATTGAATGAGCAAATCAGTCAAAAAGAAGAACAAAATTCAGTTGACAGAATAAATAAAAGTGTATAACATTAAGTTATGCACAGTTTTTCTTTTTATCAGTTGGTAGAAAGAAAGAGGCAAAAACTAAAGGCATATTATTAAGGAGATAACATTATGGCAACTTTAGCAGAAATCCGCGCTAAACTTCAACAAAGCGCACAAACTCAAATCAGCTCCGGTGACAACGCGATTTTCCCTCATTGGAATATAGCTGAAGGAACTACTACAACAGTTAGATTTCTTCCAGACGGAGATTCCAATAACACGTTTTTCTGGCTCGAACGAGCTATGATTAAACTTCCATTCGCAGGTGTAAAAGGTGAAACAAGTTCAAAACCAGTTACTGTTCAGGTTCCTTGTATGGAAATGTGGGGAGAAACTTGTCCAATTCTAACAGAAGTTCGTCCTTGGTTTAAGGATAAATCACTTGAAGAAATGGGTCGTAAGTATTGGAAGAAAAAATCATATTTGTTCCAAGGGTTTGTAGTTGACACAAAACTTTCAGAAGACAAACTGCCAGAGAATCCTATCCGTAGGTTTATCATCGGTAGTCAGATTTTCAATATCGTTAAAAATGCTTTGATGGACAGTGAGATTGAAGAATTGCCCACTGATTATGTTCGTGGTCTTGATTTTAAAATCACAAAAACTTCTAAAGGTGGCTATGCTGAT